CCAAGATTTAATATTCCAATCGAAAACGGTTCGTAACCATCCAAAGGTGGATAAGCCTTATGTTTAACTGTTGGGTCCCAATAATCGGATACTGGTTGTTGTTCTGTTTTTGACCAGAAAGAACCTTGAGGGTGAGCTAGTTTATGTAATCTTCTTACTAGCATTGATTTTGTCATACTCTCTGGTTCAACTTTATCAAACTCCTCATCACTCGATTTAGTCTCGTCTTGTCCTCGACGTACTTGTAAATGAGCTGGAGCTGATACTACCCAAGTATCAGGCCATAAAACTGATGCTGCTGTTGATGCAGCTTGTGAAGGATAAATATTTGGTATTCCCATATACTGTCCAAAACGAAAATCATCTCCCACTGATTTTAATAATGTGAGAGGACGATCTATAAAAAATGTTCCAGGTGTTGCTATATACGGAATACTAACAATTGAATACATTAATAAAGCACCAACAGATAAAAAATCTGGTGATATATCAGCTGTAAGCAAACCTTGTTCAGTCGGAAGAGTATTAAAAATCGTCGTAAATGGTACTTCAATTTCGCAATAATTAACAATTCCATGTCCTGCTAAATCATTAGCATAATTTACTCCAACTCTGGAGAGATTTGGTTGTGTATCTCCTCCAGAATTGTAAATTCCATTCATTATTTGTCCTGTTAATTGCGCTGCAATTGCGGCTAAATTTGGTCTTACTGCACTTGGTACATTAAAGAGTAATGAGAATTGAGCGTGTGGTATAAAAATCACGCCTGAATTAGAAGATGATATATCCGATCCATCCATCCCATTCTTTGCTTTTCCAAAAATAGCTTTATATCTCAAGGATCCTCTCCATTGTCGATATTGTGTTCCAAGATAATTAATCGGATGAACGTATTGTCGTAAATAACGGTTGTTAGCATCCACTGTTTCTGAAGCTCTAGACAGTGGTTTAACGTCAATCCAATCAAAAATCGTATATGATAATGCTCCTCCTGCAAGAAATGAGCCAGTATTAAATAAAGGTGTAAAACCATAAGGATTATCATTAGCTGTTGTTGCAATTGATGATTGAACTATATAATTATACGATGTATGAACATGGTCAGCATAATAACGTCGAAGAAGTTCTCTTGCATGTAATATTGGAGCTTGTGCTCCAAAATGAGTACCAACTCGTGGTGTTGTATGTCCTTGCGGTGCTATTTTAGTTGCTGGTACTATTAATGCTGGTGCATCGGGTGGATTTGGTGTTGCATCTATTCCTGCATCTCCTTGCGGTGATGTCAAACGTGGTATTTCATTCGAGCCTGTAATTGATTGTTGAAATGTTTGGTTAATATTACTAGGCATATATGTCACGAAATCTGGTGATCCACTATATGACATAATAATCACAGCATCTGGTGGTGAATTGCACACTGTTTGTAATTGTGCTATAATACTAAGATCCCAAGATCCTAGAAAATAATCCCTCCACCATGCTCCGACTATATCTGGATCATCCGGTGATTGTGGTCCTCGACACATTTTCTTCCATGGTGTATCTGATACCCAAGGGATATCATAATCAAAAACACATTTTTCATTGCTTAATTCGAACTCAACAAGATATTGTGATGTTGCGTCTCGAAGTCCTGCTGCTCCCGATCCTGGTGGTGCTCCATAATTCAGAGTCAGACATAAACGTCCAACATGAAATGCGGTTGCAACCAATTCGAATCGAAGATGCATTCCTCCTTTCCAATAAGCATTGTGCATTGAAT